GTCCGTTTGCGCCAGTGATAAGACCCTTTTTGGGTCCCGGTACCATATTTCTTGGTATAACCCGGGTCCCTGCAGGAAAGGCAAATCGGCGAGCTGCGGCTCATTAGAGTAACTCCAAAAGTCAGAATCCATTACCCAGTACTTGGGCAGTGAGAATGAATATTTTAGAGTTTTAACAAAAGGATTCTCCATCGCTGGAGGTGTTTTGGTTCTTTCGATACCAGAACATACTTCTAAGCCAAGATCGCCCCTACCACCCACTTCATCAAGTGGAGAGGATGTGCGACACCGACCCGGGCCTCCCAGTATATCGGGAACGACCGCCCATAGCCTTACGGCTGGTTCTTGTTTAATCAAGAACTCAAGGGACATGGTTGGTATTTTGGATAGAATGTTAGAGTTATTTACTTCTCCCATTTTGGTTCCTTTTATTAAGTGTTGCTTCGTTATAAAAACCGAGGCAAACTCAGCATGGGTATTACTATCCATGCACTTATCTAACGATACAGGGACTTCGGCATTGCCTAGGTACCACATGTATGCTCTATACAGTCTTTCGTTCCATATCACGACATCGTCCCCAAGAATGGAGAACGGGTTGTCATGTGATTGTGGGTTTACGCCACTGTGCAAATATTTTAACAGGAGGCCGTGAGTCAAACCAAACAACGGGAACGACCCGTTGAGACCCATCGGCTGGCCCTGCGCATATCGTACGTTGATAACTTCCTTTTCAGGAGTGGTCATCTTCCATCGTCCATGCTTAACAATCGCTGTGAAGATCGGTTCATAGGAAGGAGTTACCTTCCTCAATACCGTCCTCTGTAAACTGTAGTGAAACCTGTCGGTCGCACTACTCAAATCTACGGAATGTACAGTTTTACCTGATTTAAGTGCCTTCTGAGCACTCAACACGCCAGCGAGCTGGTTGTGAGTGTAATCCCAGGGCATAGTTTGTAGAACATCTAGGAGGAATCTGTTGAGAGGTTTTGTAACCGCCTGGGTAATTAGCCCGGGCATAGCGATTACTCTCGCTTTCAGTCCCTTTTCCTGGATCAATCCAATTTTCCCCGCGAAGAACTCGTGAGGGACATTCTGTTCCGACACCCGTGTTACCACGAATTTCGGTATCCAGTCAGGGGTCACCCCCTGGTTTGCAGTAATAAGGCTCCTGAGGAGACCTGTTCCTGTATATATTGGATCGAGAAAGTTACCACCGTAGGCCTTACCAGGTCTTAAAGTGGAACTAAGATGTGCAGCTTTAAACTCAAGTTGTGGGGTATTAACCCACCAGTTGTCAAGCCAAACGCCGAAACGCTGGTTAAACCTGTTAGAGAAACTCTCTGCAGTACTACTGGTCTCCTCAGTTATACCCTTGTATGCCTTGCTAAACTGCGAGGCCATCCAGGCATTCCTTGATTCGACCTTTACCCCAGTGTATAATAAAAGTAAGTCCAAGGCCTTACGGCCTCTCTTACCTCTCATGGAAAACAATGGTTTCAATGGTCCTTTTGGGACCCCATTGCTGTCCTTCCGGACCCAATCGAGATATACACGGGAGCTTCCAATGTGGTTCAGGTACGCTGCCTTTAGGGCTTTGTACCGTTTAACCGTCCATTCTGGACCGTTATTGGCTATGTACTTGTGAAATTCAAGCACAATGGGGATAGAGATTTGACGCTCTATACCCAACATGTCAAAATGTTTGATGAGTTGATTCTTATTTGGTACGCTAATTCGTATTTTATTACGCTTTTGCATGATTATCCTCCATTTGGATGTATAGTCTACCTAAAGGTTTCAACCCGTCTTCATTTATTTAAAACATAACGGTATTCGCTATGTCCTTGACCGGACTTTCGTCGCGAGCAATCGTGGCTACACACTAAGTACTAGTTGTAACTTTAAGAGCATACCCCGTAGGGACACTCTATTAAACCATAGTCGATGACTCGACTCCAGTTACAATATCTGTCTAGCAGAAGCTAGATTAGAGAATAAGATCTCTCAGCCAACCTAGGCATTTTAGCTCCCAAAGGGGGCCGATGACAGGACGGTTGTTTGGTCTATGTTCAACGTTAGTATCCCAAGCCTGTAGAGGTTCAACAGAGTTTAAATTCTGTCAAGGTATCACACCTTGCTCATTATTTCACCTTTGG